CTTTTCCAGCCAGGCCTCGCGCGACGTCGAAGCCCGTGCCGACCAGGCCCAGCGGTGACGCCTCGACCATGCGGCTGCCGAGCGCCATGCCCATGCGATACACGGGAAACAACGCGTCGCCGATCGGCCCGGCACGATTCACGAAGTTGCCGAACGCACTGGCCAGTGTGCCGAGATCGCCACGGGCCGCCGTCCGATCACCCACCGCCTGCGCCCGCGCGACGACGTCCGCCGGTAGCCGCCCGAGCTCGGTGCTGAAATTGCCCTTCCAGGCCGGACTGAAGATGGTGTTGCCGGCGGCATCACCCGCCGCGGCGCCCCGCTCCATCGCCTGGATCAATTCCGAGGTCGCGTTCTGGAACGCGCCGTGCAGCGCACCCATCCCCTCGATCAGATTGGCCATGATTCTCGGCGCGCCGCCGCCCGCCCGTGCCGACAGCGACGTGGGGCGTGACAGCGAATCGCTCAGGCCAGCCAGGAAATTGTTGCCCCAGTCGGCGATGCCGGACATGGCCCCCAGCGTGCGGCCAGCCATACGCCCAGGTGAGAGGGAGATGAGATCCCGCACGTACCCCGCGCCGGCGCTCAGGATGGGGCTGAGCGTGGCGTTCGAGGCCACGTCAGCCATCGTGTTCAGACCGCCGATAACGCCACCCTTGTACGCGCCCTGAACCCAGTCGGCCGGAGTGACTGCGCCGCCGATCGCCATCATCAGGTTATCTGCTCGATCTTTGTCCTCGGGTGTCATGCGATCATCAGGCATGGACGTGCCGTACTTCTGCTGAAGATCGCGCATCACATTGACCGGGTGCTCGGGGTCCGTGATGTTCGGAAGCAATTGCTGGCGGAGTGGTGACTGGTAGGCCGAGATGGCTCCCCGCACACCCGCGCCAAAGAGAGTTGGATCACTCTCCACGTTGGACGCCAGGCCTTGCGCGCCGGCCTGGAGCAGGTTCCGGGTGAGACCGATGGGTCCAGCGTTCGGGTCCGTGGCTGCCGCGTTGACCGCTCCCCCGATACCCGACATCAGGTTGCCCGCGCCCTCGAGCGCCTGACCCCCGATATTCGGGATGCCCTGGCTCGTCAGCGCGTTCTGCTGCAGGATGCCCTGGATGGTGGTCGGCGCCTGCGAGATGTCGCTCTGCGCACCCTGGAGCGCGTTCTGGCCCTGGGTGAGCAGGTCCTGACCAGCCTGGGATGCCTGCGAGCCGACGTCCTGCACTGCCTGCAGAATGCTGTTGGCCTTCGTCTGAATAGTGCCCGAGGTGGACGAAACAGGCGACAGGATGCCGCCGACCAGGTCGCGGCCCTGCTGCAGTTGCTGGCTGTTCTGGCCGAGCAGATTGCCGATGTCTGAGATGCTCTGACCGCCCAGGAACGGCAGCGGCGCATTGCCGACCGCATTGCCGATGGACGACCCGAGATCGGGCTGATTGCCTGGCTGCATCGTGCCCATCGTCAGCCGTGAGGTGGACTGCGCCAGACCGTCAGACTGAGCCAGCGGGTGGTCGGCGAAGATGGCCGCGCGCACCGCGCCGTGCGACTGCGACATGCCATTGATCTGATCGGGCGTCATCCACTCGCTGCCACCCTTCAGATCGGTGCCCGACGTGCCGACGTGTAACTGGCCGGTCTGCTGGTTGTAGCCGTCGACGTAGTAGTAATGCCCCGGCGTATCCAGAATGACTGGGTTGCCGCCGGACGCGTCGCGGCCGACCTGTGCCCAGTCGACGCCCGCGGTCATGTGCGCGTCCACGCCCATCGTCTTCAGGAGTTGGACTTCGGACTGCGGCCCGGCCATGCCCTGGTCGGGATTCCAGCCGACCTTCTGGGCGAGCTGCTTGGCCTCGGCGACCGTGGGATTGCGTCCAAAGCTCTGGGCGAAGGCCAGCGCCGCGGTCGGCCCGCAGAACGCCATGGCATCGCCCGAGCTCAAGCCCAGAGCAAACTGCGAGGTGCGCGCGACCGCGGACTGCACGCCCTGCACCGCGGTGTTGACCGCGCTCAGCCCGGTCTGCGCGGCGTTCCCGATCGCCTGACCTGCTCCACCCAGAATATTCTTGACGTAGGTCTGCGTCTCTTCGAACGGGGGGATGCCGCCGTACTTGTCGACGTTGCCAGGGCCGGCGTTATACGCGGAGAGCGCCTTGCTCCAGTCGCCCCCATATTTGTCCAGGTACGACTTCATGAGATTCGCGGCCGCCGGCAGGGCCTGCTGCGGATTCGTGGGGTCGATGCCCAGTCCGCGCGCCGTCTCGGGCATGAACTGGGCAATGCCCTGCGCGCCGGCAGGCGAGCCCGCGTTGGGGTTGAAGTTCGACTCTTGCTTGATCTGTCGCGTGAAAATCTCGGGATCGATGCCCGCGCTGACCGCGGCCTGGCGCGTCTGATCGATCAGGTCGCCGGGTGCCGCCGGCTGGGGTCCTGGGGCCGGCGCAGGCGCTGGGCCTGAGATCGCGTCAGGCGAGGGCTGAGCCGATGGCAAGCCGGGGATGGGCGCTGCGGCAGGTGGACTCGGCGACGACGTCTGCTGGCCAGCGCTGGACGGATTGAGCAGGTTCTGGATTTGCTGCTGCGCCCAGGTCTGGCCTACATCCGGGGTCGACGGCGCGGGCGCGGGCACAGGCATTGGGGCCGGCGTCGGCGTGGGCGCCGATGGTGGAGGCGTGATCCCCGCGCCGGTCAGGTCGCTAGGTGCCGGCAATGCGCCGGCCGCGGGCGTCGGGCCACCGATCGGCACGGGCGGCGGCGTGGGCATGGGCATTGGCGGCGGCGCTTCGACAGGCGGCGGGGCGACCGGGGGTGGCGCAGCAGGCGCTGGCGTGGGCGTGGTCGGTATCTGGGGCACCATCTGCTGCAAGCGGCCGACCGTGTCCTGCATCGCCTGCTGGGCCCAGTTCACCCCGGCGTGGACGTTCTGTGTCTGCTGCTGCGCCCACAACTGCCCTGCCGTTTGCAGGTACGTCGCGTCGTCGAGCCAGATACCGCTCGGCATACGCTACGCCAGGGCGGTCTGGGTCGGGGCCTGCTGGCCGATGCGACTCTGCTGGTACTGCTGCAGGAACGACGGCAGCGAGCCGCCCGCGGCGCCGATGCCCGATCCCAGCGCCTGGAGCTCGTCGGGACTCAGCCGCTCGAGTGCACCAGGCCCGAGGCTCTGAGCGCCCTGGCCCATGATGCCCTGGATCGCGCCCAGCGTCTGGTTGTAGTCCCAGCCCGGCGTCGCCGAGGTCGTGCCGCCCAACTGACCCGCGAGACCCGCGGCCGTCTGGGTGTTCGGCGGCGTGCTGCCCGTGCCCTGGAAGGCGGGCATGCCGATGTTGTTGGCCAGCGACTGCAGATACGTCGGCACCGCCTGATTGCCCTGGGCGCCGCGGAGATAATTCGAGAGTTGGAACGTGTTCTGCGGACCCTGGAGCTGAGCGGCCGTGCTCAGGTACTGCTGGCCGAGTTGGCCCTGCTGTAAGCCGAACGACTGCTCGAACTGGGCCTGTTGCTGGGCCTGCTGCGCGGCGAACTGCTGCTGGGCCTGGGCGAGCTGACGGGCAAACTCGCTGGCGGCCTCGGTCGGTGCGCCTTGGTACTGGCCGCTGAGTTGCGCCTGCTGGAGCGCACCCGCCAGAGTCTGCTGCCCAGCCCCACCACCACCAGCCGGCGTCTGGGCGCCGGCTGAGGCGCCCGGTGCGGCTGCCGCGCCGGCAGGACTGTAGCCAGTCGGCAGACCGTACGCGACGTTGCCACTCTGCGCAAACCCCTGGCTCCACTCCGATTGCGCCGTTTGCTGGGCCTGGCCCTGGGGCATGCCCGCGACACTCATGAGTTGCTGTATGCGCGCCTGCATGTACTGGTCCTGGGGATTCCCAGTGGCACCACCGCCGGCCGCGCCGGCGGCCGGCGGGGTGCCCATCGAGAAGCCCGTGGGCATCCCGTAGGCCACGTTGCCGGACTGTGCGAAACCCTGGCCCCACTCAGACTGGGCGGTCTGCTGCGCCTGGGCCTGGCCCATGCCGGCCACGCTCATCAACTGCTGCGTCCTGGCCTGGACGTACTGGTCCTGGGGATTCGCCGCCGCACCGCCGCCGCCGGTCGTGGTGCCAGTACCACCCGCCGCGCCGCCACCGGTTGGGTTCGTCCACTGGGCGACGCTGGGCACGCTCGATGGCGGGTTGAAGTAGCCCGTCAGTCCTGCAGTCGTCGCGGCCTGGCTGTACTGCTGGGCCTGCTGGGCGAGGGCGAGCTGACTCTGGAACTGCTGTTGCTGCAACTGGGCGAGCTGCTGGTTGATCTGCAACTGAGGAATGCCCAGTTGCTGCATCTGCTGCTGGGCAAATTGCAGTTGCGCGTCAAACTCGGCTTTCTGCTGGGCGAGCTGCTGCTGGGTAACACCCGAAACCTGCGCACCCAGCGCGTTCAGTCCGCCCAGGTTGGGATTGACCAGGCCCTGAGGATTGATCGTGGTGGGGCCAGGATTCGGCGCCGTGCCGCCGCTGGAGCTGCTGTCGCCACCGAAACTGCCGCCCGTCCACGACGCCATGCCGCGCGCGCTGGCCGCGGTCTGCTCGGCTTCCTGCAGCGAGTTGCCGCTGGCATAGATCGTCCCGCTTCCTGACGGATCCGGCAGCGCATACGTTGGCATGACTCAGGCCCCCTGCCCCATCGCGGCATAGGGCGAACGCACCGCGCCCGAGCCCAGTTCGTTGCCCCACAACTGGTGGACATAATCGGTCGTCGGCGGTGCGTAGTTCTGAAGCACGCTCGGCATCGGCAAGCCTGGGCCAGCCGAGAGCGCCGTGCCCTGAGCGCTCGAGCCCTGGGCCAGACCGGGGAATTGCTGAGGCGGCGACTGCGTCTGTCCCTGGCCGCCAATATTGATCGTCACCGGCGCGCTCGTCGTCGGTGCGCTCGGCGGCGCGGCCGCCGGGGCGGGTGGTCTCAGCATGGGTGGCGCGGGTGCTGGGCCGGTAGGTGCGGCAGGTGGCGCCAATTTCTGAAGCAGCGCCGGTAACGCGGGCGCCTGAGGCATCTGCGGCGCGGCGAACTGGGGCGCCTGGGTGCCCTGCGCGATCTGGCCCATCGCATCGGCGAACGCGGGCCCGAGAGCCTGTGAGCCTGCCGGCGCGTCCTTCATCACCCCCAGCAGCGAGCCGAGCACACTGCCGGCGGTTCCGGTGTACTGGTTCGCCCTCGAGGCCGCGGCTGCCTGGGCTGCATTGGTCAATGACGCCTGGGTGCCGAACGCGGTCAGCCCGGCGTTGGCCGCGGCAACGTTGGCCGCGTACGGCGTGGTGCCCGACAGCGTCGCCGTCGTGAACTGTTTTAGAAGATCATTCGCTTCGTTGGGATCGCCCGAGCCACCTGGGCCGAACACCTGCTGCTGGATCGTCTGGATCGCCTTGATCTGGTCCTGCAGGCCGTACAGCGGGCCCAGTTTGTCCTTCTCAATGCCCGCCTGCGCCTGGGCCGTCTGCGCCCCAGCCAGCCCCGCCTGGGCGCCCGCGAGCCCCACCTGAGCCGGCAGCAGCGTCGAGGTCTGTGCCTTCGTCTGGGCCGTCTGGGCGTCTGTCAGCCCCGCGTTGGCCGTCGCCTGTGTGGCCTGAGCCTGGGCGAGCTGGGACTGCGAACCCGTCAGGCTGGTTTGCGCGGTGGTCAGACCGGTCTCGGCCGTCTGCTTGTCGATCAGACCGGGCAGCAACGCGTTGGTCTGGTCGGCCTGTGCGTTCAGGGCCTTGGCCTGAGCGTTGAGTTGGGCAATCTCCGCCGGCGTCTTGGCCGTGGTCGCGGCGGCGGTAGCCAGCGCGGATGCCGCCTGGGCACTGGCCGACGTTGCCTGGGCCGCGACCAGCGCCTTCTGACCGTCTGAGCCCTCGTCGAGGACTTTGGCCTGCGTCCTTGCCAGCCCAGCGTCAGCGTCAGCTTTCGCCGCGGTGGACTGCGCGACCTGGACCTGGCCTGGATCGACGGTGCCGTCGTGGATCGCGTCGTTGAGCGTCTTGCTGCGCGACGCGTTAGCCGTCTCGACGCGCTGCAAGCCCTGGCTGAGAGTTGAGTACAGCGCGTTCAGGGTGCTGGTGGCGGCGGTCAGTTTCGCCGGGTTGGCGATGGTGGCGGGATCGTTCTGTGCCTGATCGACGAGGACTTTCTGGGCGTTGATCTGATCCCACAGCTTGGCGACGTCGGTGTTGGCTTTCAGCAGCTCGGCATCGGACTCGCCGATGACCTGCGAGACGGTGTAGCCACCCATGCTCGGCGACCCTGGCGCAGCCGGTCCCGCGGCCGGTCCAGTTGCCGCTGGTGCAGCCGGCGCGGCAGCAGGTGGCGCGGCGCCGCTGCCGGCGGGCGCGATGTTCACCCCACCGGGCTGGTCGCTGGGCGCCACATACGGCGTGTTGGCGCCGCCAGGCTGTGTCGCGGGCTGGCCGGTCGCGGAATCGACCCAGATGAACTTGCCGGGATTGTTGGGATCGGGTCGCGCGGTTATGGGCACGTCAGCTCACTCCAGCGGGTTGCGGCATCGGCATTGGCGCGGGGCCAGCCATCGGTGGTGGCTGCATCGCGGGCATCGCCATCCCAGGCCCTGGCATCGGCCCCGGAGAGGGTTGGGGCAGTCCACCAGGACCTGGGAGCGGCATGGGCGGAGGCGCGCCCTGTACTGGCGGCTGCTGCGCCATCAACAGCGGCAACGTCGAGCTCGTCGGCTCCTGGGGCGCTGGTTGACCCGTCGCATCGGCTGCCCAGCCAGCGATCTGACGGGCGTTGCTGATCGCGTCCTGGGTGTCGGCGCCGCGGTACAGCATGCTGCGCATGGGGTACACCTGGTCGAGGGCCTGACCCGGCGGCATACCCTGGGCGACCTTCTGGTGGTAGGCGGCATCGGCGGCTTGTGTCGAGCCGAGCGGCGAGAAATTCCAGCGCTGCACGGCATCATCCTTGCTCAACTGCGTGCCGCTGAGCGGCTGGCCCAGGCGCCCGGCTATGCCGTCGGCGTACTCGCTGACGCGCTGCGCGAACCCATTGACGGTTTGCTGCAAAACGTCCTGGCTCGAGGCGCTGCCGGCCATTTACTTCTTCGCTTTAGCCTTGCGTTGCGTGTTTAGCGCGATCGCCACGGCTTGTTTCTGAGGTTTGCCGGCAGCCATCTCGGTCTTGATGTTCTGGCTGACCGCGGCTTTACTCGCGCTCTTCTTGAGTGGCATCAGTTCGAGTGCAGGTGGCCGCCGCCGTTACCACCGGTCGGCGTAGAGCCCTTGTGCAGACGCTGCGGCGGGCACGGATAGCTGTGCCGGTCGCACTCGAGCACGCCCGGCTGTGGCGGCAGCAACTGCGCATTGAGGCGCGCCATCCTGTCGAGGTCGGGGTACGCGGCCGGGCCCTGACCATTCTTGCTGTCGCTCTCGGCCTTGGCTCTGGTCATGGCTTGATGTTCCCCCGTGAAAAACCCTTGGGGGTGCGCATGGCTCGAGCGCCAAGGTTGGGCGTTGCACCCATCCCCATCGCTGGCGCCTTCGGCCCCCTGGGCATCGGCGGCATCTTCACTTTGGCCATTTTCGGAATCTTCGGAGCCGCCATTTACTTCTTGCCTTTCGGTTTCACCGCGACCACGACGATGGGTACGCCGCGCTTTTTGTCCAGCGCGTTGTCACGCTTCGAGCCTTCCTTGATGCCCGCCTTGCGGTCAGCCGCGGTGTCGGCCGCCGGCGTCCACTTCTTAGGTGGCATTCCCTGTCTCGCCCTTATTCCACGCGTAGCTCTTCTTGGTGGCGGGTGAGGCGTTGAACACTTCGGGGTCCTGCACGAAGTTGGCCGCGTTCCAGTTGTGTGGGCCTGAGCCCAGCGACGTGTTTGCCGAACCGATCGAGCCAGCCAGGCTCGGGTCGGGGTAACTGGTCCCTGCGGAGTTCTTGCCGATACTGGGCATTTTGCCTGCCATGCGTCTCATCCACCCGGAGGAGGTGCGGCCCCCGGTCCGACTATGGCGCCCGCTTGCTGGGAAGCGAGCACGTCCTGACGCATCGGCCCAGCGCCTATGGCTCCCGCCATGATCCCGCCAATGGCTGAGTTTACCGGCTGCGGCGCAGCGGTCCCTTGCAGTTGGCCGCCACCACCTGGCTGACCACCGCCCGGTAGTGCCGCGGTGGGCGTGCCGTCCGGCATCGCCTGGCCCGACTGCACGGCCTGGAACAGTTGCGCCATCTTCTCATCGTCCAACTTTTTGGCGACCAATTGGAATAAGTAGGCCTGCCCCTGCGGCGTATTGAACAGCAGTTTTTCCGTCTGAATCTCGATCATGGTCTGATCGGGGCTTTCGTCACCGAGACCCTTCTCGAGCGCCTGGCGCAACGGGATCCTGCCCTCGAGCGACCACTGCATGAGCATCTGGGCGTACGGCAGGTTTTCGCCTTCCTCGGGCGGATACTCAGCCCAGTAGTCGTACACGCCCTGCGTCATATCCCTGGTGAGCTCCTGGGCTTTTCTGACTGATTGGCGCATACCCTTGGGCTGGACGCTGCAGTACACCGGCACGGTCACGTCGTAGTGCTCAACGATGCGATCGGCGATCTCGGTCGCCATACTGCCCACGAACGTCATCGCCTCGAGCCCACCGTTCAGCACGTCGTCGTAGGCGTCCTGCAGCATGCTTCTGATCAGCGCACGGTCGTGGCCGCTGGTTGCCCCAGGACCACCACCAGCGGCCGCTGAGGGCGCCTCCTCGTGGACGCTGCCCAGCATCAGGCCCATCAATTCGTCGACGTCCTTGTTCGTGCCAGGATGCGTGGCGGGCACCGGGGTGCCGGCCACGTACTGGGCTTTCATCGGCTGGATGTCGATCTCGCGCGGCCGGCCGTTCTCCATAACCAAATCTGGACTGACGTCGGCATTGGCGGGAATGAACCAGCCGCCGAACGCGTGCTGCCAGGCGTGCGCCAGCTTCGCGGTGGCCAGGTTGTTCATGCCCTGGAAGACACTGAGAAACGGCCACAGGAACGGCACGCCGCGGCGGTCGGGGTCGGTCTCACTGGCAAAGTTGCAGCCCCACACCCACGTGCCGCACAGCCGCGTGATCCCGAAATCTTTGGCCAGGTCGATCGCGGCCAGGCTGGTCTCGCCGCCCGCGTTCACACGGTGCGCCAGAGTGATATTGGAACCGTCGGTGGCCGGCGCGGTCACGCCCTGGCCGATGTAATAGACGACCGAACCGGGCCTCCAGAGCTCGTACAGCGTGAATTTGGGGTAGCTACCGCGGGACTGACTCATGTAGTCGGGGTCGTAGCCCGGCCCGATGTGGCCCTCATCTCCAAAACGCCAGCGGTAGCCGCGCGCCTCGAGCTCTTCCTGGGCGTACTGCGAGCGCACCAGCAATCCGTCGAGACGGTGGCCTGGGCCCAGGATGGGCAGGCACTGGTCGATGCCGATCACCCTGATGCTCATCGGCACCTGACGGGCGCGCCAGTCGAGCAGATACTCCTCGTACTCAGACGCTGACTGTTTCATCGTCTGGCGCTTGAATTGCGGGTAGACGCCGCCGTTGTTGTCGACGAACGAGGGCATGTTTTCCCAGCCCGCGGACGCTGGAAAACACAGCACCGCGCCGGCACCCTGGTTGAACAGCATGTCCATCAAGGGTCTCCAGAATTTCCCATGCTGCTCTTCGATCGCGGTGATCGCCGCGTTAGCCCACACCTCCAGGTCAGAGGCGCCGGTGCGCGCGGTGACGCTCTTGCCCATCGGATCGCGGCGCAGGCGCGGGCGTTTCCCACTGAGCATCTGCACCGCGTGCAACGGTACGGTGATGGCGTACGGCAGTTTGATGGCCAGGTTGCCGGCGACCTGGGCGAAGTCTTTGGGGACGACGGGGTCCCAGCGGTTATTCAGCCAGTCGCGACAGTCCCGCACGCGCAAACGGGACGTCTGGAATTCGTTGTACTTCGACCACCACATGGTGGCGAGCTGGCCGCTGGTAGGGACGTCGCCTTCGCGCATCAGTGACGCGCGGTGTCTTTACTCTCGTGCTCCTGAGCGCTGCCCCTGGTGGCCTCGTGCTCCTGGGTTCGGGTCGCGACACCTGTGGCGACAGCGGCGGCGGCGGCAGCCTGCGCTTCGGCGACCTCTTCGGGCGTGGCCAGGCGGACCGCCCACAACTGGCGGACCTGGTCGAACTCGACGTGAAGCGGCGGGTCACCACCGAGCAGGGCGGCGGCGCCGTCTTCGTCGAGACCGGGCACCTCAGTGTAGATGGTGGCGCTGTCAGATTCTTCGAGTTTGGCAGCGAGGACGGCGGCGTCGCCGGCGAGATCGCGTGCAGATGCAGTCGGCATGCACTCAGTCTACGCCCACGTGTCTATGCACTTGACAGATCCTGGAACAGAGCATTCTCGTATCTGTCAAGTGCATACTCAAGCCTCGAGCGGGTTGCGCCAGTCGTCTCGGTTCTTACCGCCCACCAGCGCGCCGTGATGCTTGATCCGCGCCGAGTGGTTGAGCAGAATGCCCAGCGTCCTCAGGCCCTCGAGCTTGCCGAACTTGTAGACGGCCAACGCCAGGGCACAGACTCCATCGTCGTGCATGCCTTCAGGCGCGCCATAGTGCACGCCGGTTCGGGAGTACTGATACTCGAACGCCTCGAGCTCGAGGGACAATGGGCCTTCTGGGAACGCGATGGCGCGCTGCTGGATTGCTACCGCCAGACCTTCCATGAGCAATTGTTTGGAGCGCTGGTTGAACACGTAGCCCTCGACGTTGCGGTGGGCGGCGTTCAATGCCTGGTCGATGGGCCCGCCGGGACCGGTGGAGTCAACCGCGGCGGGCAAGCGGCCGACCAGGTCTTTGACGCGACGTAACGTCACTTCCCAGTACTCGGGGTGTGAGCTCGAGCCAGTTTCGTGGTCAGAGTCGGGATAACGGGTCTGGTTCCAGCGTTCGGACTGGCATACGGCGCCGTGCTCGCACAGGGCGATTCCCCAGGTCCAGTCGTTGGCTCGAGCCAGATCCCAGCCCCAGCACACGGGCTCGCACTCGAGGTGGATGGGCTCGAGACACGCGCGGATGGCCTGAATGCCGAACGGGTTGCCCTCGTCGTCGCTGGGTTCGGCCTCGTACAGCTCTCTGAAGACCGCCTCGGGCAGTTTGCTCCTGGCGTCGTCGATCTCCGTCTGGGCGAGCACACCGGCCTGCACCGCGTCGTAGGCGGTGATCTTGGCCCAGTGCATGCCGGGTTCCCCCGCCTCGGCGCGGACGCCGAGCTGATACGCCCAGTTTCGGCGGCCCTTCACGTTGCCGATGATGCGGACCGGCCCACGGGTCGCGGTGAGCGTGGACCGGACCGCGTACCAGGCTTCTTCTCGGCAGCGGGTGGCCTCGTCGATCACCGCGGCGTAGACATCCTCGCCGTACAGGTTGTCTGGCTTCTCAGCGCTCTTGAACCACAGCACCGCGCCATTGGCCAGGGTAAGCGTCAGGTCTGTCTCACGCGGCTTGTAGAGGCCTCTGGGGATGCCGTACTTCATGCGTTCGTAGGCGACCGCGGCCTGGGAATATACGGGAGCGATCCACCAGAAATTCTGGCCGCGTGCGCCTTGCATCGCTTGCTCGAGCAGCCACACCAGACAGGCCACGGTCTTGCCGGACTTCGTACTGGCGGCCACGATCGCGTAGCGTTCAGGCGCGAACACCGCGGCCAGCTGATAGTCGGCCATCCAGGGCCGGGTGTAGGTGGCCGTGCGCTCAGTCGTCGCGGTCGGCATGGGCGCGCTGAATGGAGAAACTGAACGCCTGGCCGTCAGAGGTCAGATCGACCTGATCGGGCACCTTACCGTCGATGCGCTCGAGCAAAAGCGCGATGGCCTTCACGTCACCGTCCTGAGCCAACTGAACAATCCGTGAGGCCACATGCTCCGCTCGGGTTTTGCCGTCCTGTTTTTCGAGCAACAGGCGTCGAAGCCACGGGGTGATCTGGGGCTCGCCCTTGCGATGGCCGGCAGGATTGCCACTCTGGCCTTTTTTGAAAACCATTGCTAACCCATTGCTCTAGCAATCATGCCTCGGGGTAGGCAGTGGTCGGACGTCGTCTGGCAGGTAGGGAGCGACGACGCCGTCCGAGTCGAATTTGATCAAGAGCAAGCCACGGGGCCAGAGATCCTGGATGGTGCCAGAGCCGGCGGTGATGCCGCTGAGTGGGACGTAGACGCGGTCGCCGATCTGGTAGAGCTGCATGGATTCAGGATGATGCATAGCGTCAGGCGGCCTCTTCGGACGTGGGATAGCCCATGGCACGCTTGACGGCGCGGGCGATAGCGCGGCCCATCGGGATCGGCACGCCGTTGGCGACAGCCTTGAGCTTGGCGTCTTTGCGGAACGGCATGTCGTCGGTGAAATTTCGAGGCAAGCCCTGCAGCTCGCACGCGTCCTCGAGCGAATAGACGTACTGCTTGGAGTTGTCGCCACCGTGGCCGGCGCTGTCAGCGCCGGCCACCCAGGGTGGCCGGCCAGCATGCCGTGCCGTGACGGCAAATGGCTTTGCCTTGCCACTTCCACCGATGCGAACCGGTGTTGAGCGAAGATCGCTCAACACCGCCGGCTGCCGCCCACGCATCACACCGCCGCCATCGCTACTGGTGACACCAGTAGCGATGGCCTGATGCTCGAAGAGTGCGACATCGAATGCCAGCCCGCGACCATCCACGGTGCCGAAGGATAGTCGGCGTGTTCGGTTCTGCTCAGCGCCGGTCTGACCGTCGTCGACGAACCAGCGGTTGTTTACGACCTGGTGGCGAACCAGGTAGCCGTCGACGACTGGCGGGGGAGCGGCTGGTACGTTCTCCATGACGAACCACGTCGGAGCAGCTTCGGTGACGCACCGCTCGAACTCGGGGATCAGGTTGCCGAACTTCGGCTCGTAGCCGTTGTGGCGCACCATGATGGCGAGGCGACTGAACATCTGGCAGGGCGGGCCGCCGATGACGCCCGCGAACACGCCGGCTGGGAGATGAAATTTTCGGATGTCGCCGCCCCAGAGCACGTCGGGGCCACGGACGACGCAGAAGCCTTCGAGCTCGAAGGCTCGGTCGAGCAGACCGATGCCTGGGAAGAGTGACAGCACGAGAGGATGATCCATCAGGCTGATGCCCTGTCAAGGGCAGAGATGGCATTGGCGAGGCGATTGTGGCACGGGCAGATGGCGGGTGACTCCGAGTGACGGACGACTTCACGGGCGGCCTGGATGACGGTGTCCTGTGAGGCGATGTGTTGCTCGAGCAGGTGGTTGATGGATGCCTGCAGGGTCAAGAGCTTTTTAGCGTTGGCGAGCTCGAGGCGGAGGCGTGCGATCTCCTGGCCGAAGTCGTGGATGATCTGGGCATCGGTCAGGACCACGGGTTTTATCAAGGTCATCGGCGCCAGTACTCCCGCAGTTTTGCCGAGCGCAGGGTGGTGATCTGGACGCGCTGAAACCAGAGCTGGCGGGCCTTGAGGTCGTCGCCGTGGGCGAGGGATGCTCTAGCTCTGGCTTCGAGGACGATCATTTTGCGGGCCAGGTCGCGGAGAGTGACCAGGGCGTAGTCGGTCATGCGGGACGTGACCAGTGGGGGGTGATCTTGCCGCAGCGTTGGCAGCGATCGAGGGCCAGGCCAGGGCGGGGGGACCGGACCCAGAACCGCCAGCGGTGACCCAGGACGAGGCAGCGCACGTTCACGCCCGGGCGCCATTCGTTTCGCAGCGAATTTGCGAAATGGATGCGAAACGAAACCCCTGGAAGGCCTGCGTGAACTCTAATTCACATATCACTACTACCTTTACCCCCCTAAGTGAAACGGCGAATGCGAAATGCCCAGTTCAAAAGGGCGAATCCGTTTCGCCAGAATTCGCAGAATTCGCAACCTCCACGCGGGTAGTCCCGACCGGGACCGCGCTGTGCCCGTTGGCCCAATTCGCAGATTCGCTTCGGTTCGCTGCGAATTGGCGAATCGAGACAACGAACCTGACGCGTCCTTCCGTCTCGAGGACCAGGGTGCCGTTGTCGATCATCGTGTCGATGGCCCGTTGAAACTCGAGCTTGTCCATGTGGCTGTTTTTGAGTACCACGCTCCACTGGACGCGGCCGCCCTTGCTGCGGACGATCTCCACGATGCGCAGTCGCTGGGCGTCCTTGACGTCGTGGGCGACCTCGTTGGTCAGGTAGTACTCGGCCGCCTTGTGCGTGTTTTCGATGAAGGTGATGGCCCGGGCCATGTCGTCCTCGTCGAGCGCCGTGGTGGTGGGGTCACGGCTGACGTGCACCAGCATGGCGACCTTCTGGGCCATCACCGGCCCACGGCTGCGCATCCCTCCAAACTCCGCGGACTCCCGCGCGGCCAGCCGACACTTACGGGCGAACGCGTCGTACTGGCTCGCGACGGCGCGCGTGTCGAAACGACCGTGCAACTCCATCACCTGACGCAGGTGACCGGCGAGCCCGGCTTCGAGGCCGACGTCCCGCGGGCCTGGGTTGCCGATCGGTTCGCCGGCGGCACGCGAAGGCGCGAAGAGAAAACGTGCCAGCCACCCACCGCGGAGGGAATTGCCCTTGAACGCCTGAGCGAACCAGTCCGGTGAGCTGGCTCCCAGAATCGTCACGCACGGGTGTTTCAAGGTGAAGCCGTCGTTCTTGCGGAGCCGTCGCTCGAAGATCTCGGGCACGTCGTACAGCTCGGTCAGCGTCTGCTCGGCGCCGCTGTTGTAGTCGCGGCTCAGCAGCGCCTGGAACGCCGCGAACTCCTGCACCACGAACAACCCCACGTTGCACTGCGACAGCCGCTCCAGCAACGCTTCCTGGCTGAAGGACGCTGGCAACAGGGTGTCTCCCATACCCGCCTTCCGCACCAGGTTGGCGGCCATGTCCAGGGGCACACTTTTGCCCATGCCCGACGGCGCCAGGATCACGCAATTCAGATTGGGGAACACCTCGCGGGCGGGGCCGTCAACCCAGCAGCGCACGCCCAGCGCGACGGCCAGGGTGCACAGGGCCGCGTGCGTGTGGAACACGTCAGGCGCGTCGGTGCGCGACTTCAGATACGCGGCGAACTCGCTCAGATAGGTCATCGGAGCAGGTCCGACACGTCAATCTCGGGCGGTCCCTCATCAGGATCTGGTGGAGGCAAAGGGGTCTTCAGTGGAGGCGGCCGGTCCTCCGGGTGCCGCTGGTAGTGCTCCGCACGTTCGGCCAGCGTTTGGTTGAGGGTCTGGCGGATCTCGACCTCTGGCACCTCGAGTTTTTCAGCCAGCGCGCGCACGTACGCCGACCTGGCGATCGGTGGCTGGCGCAGCAGGGTGTCGACCATGTCCTCGCACGCGGCGACGGTGCCCTGCAGGGTGGTCAGATCGTGACCGCGGACGTCCTCGAGGTGGTCGATCATCCACAGCGGCCCATCGCGGGCGTTACGGATCATCGCCCCGAACGCCTCACCCCCACCGGGGGTGTTCAGCAGATCGGCCACGTCCTTCACTCCACGCGGGAGCTCGGCGACCTTGACGCGGATGGCGCGCGGTTGGCGGTCCACCTTAGAACGCTTCGACCTCCTCGAGATGCTGCTCGCGGAGGGCGGCCTCGGTGATACGTTCGTTCAACGCGATCGTCCAGCGTTCGACCTGGTCCACCGGTGGATTGGCCGGCAGTGGCTTATGGGAAATCTTCAGGCGGTCCGCCTCGGCGCACACCTCGGCCCACTGCTCGAGGGCCAGGTCCATCCGGTCGGGGACATGCACCTCGGGCTCACGTTCACGGGTTGGTAGGTACGCCGCTTCCTCCAGCACCTCGCCGGTGGTGATGTCGACGACGCGGCCCTCGCGTTCCACCGACGCGCCCATGATCTCGTCAGGGGTGTAGATCGCTCCGTTGAAAATCTCGGGGCAGTACCAGCGCGCACCATTGGTCAGCGCCCGAGAAAAGAGCATGTTCCGCGGGAACTTCTTGTACGTCTCGGTGGCGAGGCCAGCGGTCTGCGCGTCCTTCATGGTGAAGATCGAATGCCCGATCTCCTGACCGCCCCCGAGGAACACCAGCTCGCACAGCGAGTCGTCCAGGTGCAACACCCGGTACGCGTATTTCCCCGAGCGCTGGATGGCCGCGCCCACCAGGTTGGCGCTCAGGGTCACCCGACCCTTGACGATGTACACGCCCTGCATCGACGCCAGGGGGCCGAAGCCGAGCTCGGCGCCGGCCAGGATTTTGACGATGGCCTGGGCCGCGTCTCGGGTGTCCTGAAAGAAGCCCGACTTCACAAAGATCGCACCCAGCTTTTCGGTGTCGATCTCCTGCGGTCGGTATTGCACGTTCGCGAGCGCCTGCGTCATGAGCCTGCCTCCTGTAGTACACCACTATGGTACACCACTACAACGTGGTACACTATACTGGTTATGTTGGTTGGTACACTGACGGGCGTGCCGTCGAGCAAGCCGTTCGTCCATCTGATCCTTGACCCCGAGCTGCTAGAGCGCATCGACGACTTCCGTTTCGGGAATCGACTGACGTCGCGCAACGCCGCTATCCGCTACCTGCTCGAGGCCGCCCTCGACCAGAACCCCACCCCAGAGCCGCGTGGCCGCGCCGGCGCCGTGGTCGCCCCCACTCCCAAACGCCGCGGTCCGATCCTGCCTCGCGCGACTGAAAAGACTCAGTAGCCTCACCCCGGGGTGACCTCCGCTGGTTCAGGTTCTCTCAAGGCGAGGAGCAGCACGGTGCGCCGGTCTTCCAGGAGATGCCTGGCAAAATGTTGTTGAAAATGCCCCGGCTCCTGGCTCAGCCGGTCTGCCGCCACCTGCATCTGGGCAGCGAGCTCTTCCAGGTAGTTCGCCATCAGGCCGCTGCCTCAATCCGCGCCCGGGCTTCGGGCGTGAACAGTGCCCACAGCTTGTAGCGAACGGCCAGCGCCATCCAGCCCAGCGCAAAATCGGCCCGGGACGTCTTGCCACCGTCTCGCCGCTCCACACCGCGGTAGTCGTCTTCAAGTCGTGCCCGCCCGAAGGCGCTCAGATCGTCAATCGACAGGTTCATGAAGCTTCTGGTGTCCACTTTTCCAGTTGGCCCGCGCTTCGAGAAAAGTGGACATCTCGGGCGCGTTGGAGCCGCTTCTGACAGCGATCGCTGCACGCGCGAGCATGGCTCCGGCCGGTATGAAAGTCACGTCCACACCCCCCGCATGGCTGTACCAACGCGACACCTACTGCCGGGCACTGCGGGCCAGGGTGCGCACAGATCCAGTACGACCAGGCCTTGCGGATGTGCAACTGCCGACGCCATTTCGGATCACTGGGACCCGGGCGCCGCATCTTCGGCACCATCTCGCACACCGTCCAGCCCGCTTCACGACAGGCAATGACGAAATCCACCGCCTGGAGGTGCTGCACGCCACCGTGCGTCTGGTCAGCGATCTTGACCAGCACGGTGCCAACCTGAGGCTGGAGCACGGCACGCGCGGCCTGGAGAAAGCCCGGGTACAGATGGTTGATATTCGGACGTCGCTGCACGTCAGCACCCGCGGTGCCATAGGCATGCGCCCAGCCGCCGCCGAGCGCGTGTATCCCGCCGTCAGTCTGATGTGGCGGGTCCCAGACCACGACCTGGAACTGGCCGGGCTCGAACAGTTCGCCCAAGCGGTCCCAGTCGCCGACCACGTCCACGTTGGGCAGTGGCCGCCGGTCGAGCCGCGTGGTTGGCTGGTAGGGACACCCCTGCCACATGCGCCCACCACCAAAGCTCGCATCCAGAATGATCGGCTCGTGGTAGTAGTGCAGTCCGACCAATTGGCTCACGATCGCCGCGTCTGAAGTCGTGCGCGTGATCGTCATGACCAGAACTGCCTCACCACCGCGACTATGAGAAAGACCGACCCCACCAGGATCAGCACACTGACCCCGAGGATCACTCCCCAAATCGTCGCGACGACGATGATCTCGGTCAGACTGCGGCGCCGACGGCCGGCGTTATCCAGCGCGTAGATCTCGTCGAGGTATTTCTGGCGGGCCGCCCGGTTCATGTCAGCATCCGTAGAACCTGACCGCGTCCCACTCGCGCGCCCTGCCAACCGACAGCATCCAGTTCGCCGCCGCCGTGGCCGCCACCGGGTCGTATGCGCTCAGCCCTTGTCTACCCTGCGGCGTGGTCCTCCACGTCGACGGCAGGAACTGGTACAGCCCCATCGCCCCCGAGTACCGGTTGGTCGCGTTGGGGTCGTTGTGGCTCTCCACACGCCGTATACACGCCAACCGTGGGTTTTCCACTACCACCGGCTCGACGACGGCTTCGACCACCTGGTCCTGGGTATCGTCCACGACCACCGGCGCGGGATCGTCGCCGACGTCGCGCGCACTGGCCGTGTGGGTGCTCAGCAGTGTCGTCACCAGCAGTGATGCCGCTACGATCGCCCTCACAACTCCCACACTTCCACGCTGGTCCTGGGCTCAGCACTCGAACGGATCACGCTGACGGCGATCTCATCCACCAGCTTGTCGTCCGCCCAGATCCGCTTATTGCCCGCGTCGAGCAGACACTTCAAAAAGTTGTCGCCGTCACCACGGGTGCCCTTGATGTAAAAGCGCGCCACCACCCTGAGCCGGCACGTCGCCGGCTGCATGTGCGGGTACTTCACAAAGAAGTGCTGGCCGATGCGTTCCTCAGCCTCGCGCGTCTTTTTCGGCGTGAACGCGTGCCGGCCCACCACCCGAGCACGTGCCTTCGGGACGGGCTGACCTGGGACCACGAACGCCGCCAGCAACATCGCTCAGGTCACCGGCTCGATCGACACCGAATAGGCAGTCAGCGGTCGGTTGGGTTTCCCGTCGGCGCGCACGGGCTGGCGTGGATCGTCAGCCTGCCAGGTCTGTACCGCGTCCTGGAACGTGGCGAAGTGGCGCGCCTCCCGCGGATCGCTCACCGTGTCCAGCCGGCACTCGCCCGGCTCGCCCGCGCCAGGATCGTAGAACGACAGGTACTCGCCGTCGTACTCGCTCGGCCGTCCCACGGCCAATCCCTCGAGCTTGATGACGTACGCCATCAGGGCTCGTCCTCTGAGAAAGCTTCGAGCAGCTCGAGCAAGGCTTTGACCTTGCCCTCGATGCGGTGCAACTGGGGGACGATGTCACCGAAGATGACCATTGCCGTCACCGCGTGGCGGGCGCCGGCGTTGAACATCGTCGATGCGAAGCCCTCGACGTCGGACAGATCGCCGTGGTGGTCGGTGACGTACTTGGTGTACGCCGCGTCCACCGCCGCGGTCATCCGAATCGAGGGCATCGTGGTCATGCGATGTACGCCTGGTGGACGAGCTGCACGAGCGGCTCACCGCTGGGCATGGGCGCCAACACCAGCCAGACCAGGCCCAGGATCACCGCCAGCAGGGTGACGCGGTAGACCACCTCGTCCCAGTTCATCCCTGCGCGTCCTCGCGGGCGACCAGCAGTCCACCGAGCCTGTCGTTGAGCTCGCGCTGGAACGAATCCAACTTGAACGACAGCGACGTGTCGTAATGGTTCAGGAGCATCCTGAGGTCGCACACGCGCTGGCGTGCGTCCTGGATCAGCGCGATGGCCTGGTCGCGGTCAGCCGCGGCCTGCATCGACCAGGTGCGCTCAGGAGCAACGATGTGTTGCGCGCCGTTCGTGGACTGCGCAACAGTGCCTTGCTGCGCAGCATGCGCACCATTGGCCGGGTGAGCTATGCTTGTGAGTGCAACTGCGTCATTGAGTGGGTCGTGCAATTGGTCTTCCTCATGTCGTGGTTGTTGAGATGAGCCCCGTGGTAGCGGGGCTCTCTCTTTGTCTACGGATCGCTTAGATCAGGCGACCGCTTCCTCCGCGGGTTCGCTGGCGGGTGGCTGCAGGAAGCACTCGGGTACGCCCAGAATCGCGGATACCCGCGGGTAGAAATCCTTGGGCGCCGGGCGCATGTCGGGATGCGTCGGCGGCAGCAAAATGCGGTGCAGGTAGTTCACGCTGATGCCGAGCGCTCGGGCAAGCCATGCCAGGTCTCTGCCCTGCGCTCGAAGAACCGCGCGGATTGGATCGGTAGGTGCCATTCAGGTATCCCTGAAGGGATAGTAGTCTACCTCTCGGGGAATGTCAATGAATGGCTTGACGCTATCCCCCGAATGAATGTAGCCTGCTCCTGCGTGGAAACCTTGCGGATGCTGATCGAGGAATGGCTGCGCGTTCAGCACGCCCCGCGGGTCGAATTCGCGCGTGTGAGCACGGTGCCGCAGAACGTGATCGGCAAGTGGCTGAACGGCGACGTGCAGAGCGTCAGCGCGGCGAACCTGCGCAAGGTCGCCCCCGTGCTGGGGCTGACGTACGAGGAGCTGCTGCGCGAAATGGGCGAGCTGCCCCACGTCAGGGCTCGCGCCCGCGTCAGTGCCCGGCGCCAGGCCATCCGCGACCAACTGGATCGGTGGATGGCCGCCGTTGGCGCAGACTACGAAGACGACTTCTGGGACGCGCTTAAAGCCCACGGCGATTCGACGGTCGCGCTGATCACCACGGTGGGGACCGCCGTTAATGCAGCGGCCATAGCGCCGTTAAGTACGGGCGTTAATACCCGAAACCCCGCACGGACGACGCCTCGCCGTGGGACGGGGCGTCGGTTAAGGCCAGCACAACGCTGCGCTAAACCACAGCTAACACCCCGCCTCCCACACCCCGGCCACCCCCAAACGCCGTTACGTCCCCCGCTCTACCGCTTAACCCCCCTTCACTCTTGACCCTGTCGAACACACGTTCTAATTTGAGCGGGCACTTAAGGAGAGGGTTGCCCGTGAATCTGACCGAGGCCGCCGAATTCCACCGCGGCGCGCTCCTGCGCTTGAACCGCTCGCCCATGACGCTGCGGCTCTACGCCATCTACGAAAACAGTTTTCTCGCCTTCCTGGTCGAATCCCAGACCGACGATTCGCTCGACGCGCTCAACCCGCAATTCGTCCGCGAGTGGCAGGCCCACCTGCGCGCCCATTCGACCGGCCGCCGCGGCGGCATCGTCACCGAAAAACAGGGCGTCATGATGCTCAAGACGTGGGCGCGTTTTCTCTGGGAGAACGACATCTACCCTTTCGATCCCCTCGCCCGCCTCAAGATCCCCCGCGTTCAGAAAATTCACCGCAAACCGTTTTCCGAGGACGACGCCCGCAAGCTGGTCGGCGCCGCCGCCCAGGGCGTGCAGCCCATCCGCGATCGCGCGCTGCTTTTGATCATGTTCGACACCGGCTGTCGCGTGGGCGAGCTCTGCCAGGCCACACTCGACGACCTCGACCTGGTCGAAGGCTCGATTCTCTTCCGCCGCACCAAGAACGGTCACCCCCGCAAAGTGATCTTCAGGGTGCCCAGCCGCCGCGACGGGGGGCCGGCGCTCTCAGCCCTGAGAAACTGGCTCAAGGTACGCGAAGCCCGCGACGGCGTCACCGCGCTGTTCACCACCCGTGAAAGACTGCCGCTGTCCACCCGACGCGTGCGCGAAATCTTCTCAGAGCTGGGCCGCGCCGCGCGGGTGCCGAACAGCCATCCGCACCGCACCCGCCACAGCAACGCGTCCGAGTTCCTGGCCCAGCGACCCGGCGCCGAGATCCAGCTCCGCTCACGGCTCGGCCAGTTGTCGCGGGAAGTGCTCAGCGACTATGTCTCGCTGTCAGATCAGACCAAGAGCGAGATCGCTGAAGTGGCGTCGCTCAGCGCACGGTGGGGACTATGAACAAAATTCCCCAGCCTGTAGAGAGGGAGGGGATGACGGGAGACACGTGTCTCGTTGCGGCCCGTGGGTCGTGCAAAGGACCGGGTCACAGCGAACCAGGGTCTTCCCGTCATCCCCCCTACCCGTCTCGTGCGGGGAGACGACTCGCGCGCCTGCGCGTACCACAAGTCAACACCCGCGTTGTGTCCCGGTCAAGGTAACGATGGCCTATTTGTGCTCACCTCAAGGGGGCAATGTGAACGACATCCCACAACTCTGTGAACGCGCTGGTTGCCAGGCTCCAGTGCAAACGTTTTGCCCTCTATGCTGCAGGTGTTTCTGCTTGGAGCACGACCGGCTCCCGGACGGTCACCTGTGCCTCTCGAGCGTCCGGTTCAACGTCAGCCACCAGCTCGACGACGACGAAGTCGCCCAGGCGCTCGAGCATTTCCGCCCCGTGCCATGAGCACTGACCCAGGTCAGACTCACTACGTGGGCGACGGGTGTCAGCCTGCCCACGATCCGCGCATCGACCAGGCGCCGACTGATGAGGTCAAAGCCCTTCGGGCCCAGGTCGAGCGGCTGCAACGCGAGAACGGCTCCCTGGCGCGCATGTCCGCGTTGACAGCGGAGAAGTTGCGCGAACGTACCGGCCGACTCAATGAGGCTATCGCTCGACTCAGTGTGATTGTCGATGCGTTCGACGGTGACTGCCGGCTGGATCATCACGGCTTCTGCCAGGAACACCTTGTGACGAAACCATGCGAGATCCTCGAAGCGCGCCGCTTCCTGGCTCTTGCTAGCGATTAGGCCAAATATGTCTGACTCACTCAGCGCCGAATTTCCATCGTCGCCCGACTTGGACGAGATCAGGGAGCGGTTCACTGCCGCGTTCGTTCAGGGTAGGTTCTTTCCAGAAGGGCACGAGTGCTCGCCATACGTGCGCCTCGCCAACGATGTTCAGCCGCTCCTGCGCGAGATCGAGCGGCTGCGGGCGTCTGAGTGGTCGTTGCTTGCCGAACTGTGGGCGATTGCCGACTTGCGTACCGCCGACCTGGTGAGAGGCTCAGACTTGGCTCTACAGGCACTGGAACGCTACAACCGCGCGACTGGTGGCGAGGTCTGGCGGCGGTTCGCTCCGCTTGAAGAACATAAAGCGAGTTAGGAGGAGCAAGGATGAAGGCCGAAGATCGCGGCGACCTTGTACTCAACGGCACGCTCCTCCCACCCGCGCCGGACTTGTGCCAGGCGTGCGCGTGGAAGCACACGCCGGACCAGCCGCACCAGGCGCAATCCATGTACTACCAATACTGGTTCTACAAGCAGAGTGGCGGCCGCTGGCCGACCTGGGTGGATGCGCTGGCCCACTGCGCGCCCGAAGTTCAGGCTGCATGGGAAGCCGCGTTGCGAGAGAAGAACGCTTGGCCGGGGCCGAACCCGCCACAACTTGATGACGCTAAATCCCGTAATGTCTGATAAACGCCAGTGTGGCGCCTGCAGGCCACTTAGTCAGGTCGACGCTGACCAACTTCCACTGAAACAGCACGGTGAAGGCTGGAGGTGTGAGGTTTGCAACGCCGACCGCTCGTCGTACCAAGCCGCCATTCATCACTGGCGTATGTGGCACGAGTCGCTACCAAGCGATAAAAGCAGCACTTCTATCTGAACGTTTCACGTGCTCTATCACCTGTGACACGCGCCAAACTCCCGCGGTGATGCGCTCGTGACCTACACTCCTCGCGCTGGCCAAATCGCTCCCGTTTGCCCTGGAACGATGGGTGTACGCGCCCGCGGCGCAGCGATGCCGCCGCCCTGCGACGTACACTCCAGCGCTGCTTGAATCGCTAGACGAGGCGCGCGATCGCGAGCCCGGCGAACATCCCGAAGATAATCAGCGGGTTCAACGGCAGTACGCCGACCAGGCCGATGACGGCCAAAATTAAGATGATGATCGCCAGGATTAACCCCACGGTTATCGGTGGCATCGCAATGTTCACAGCGTCTCCTTCAGACCAAGTACACAACCGAAAAGCCGCCCAGACGTTCAAAGTCTGAACGGCTCAGGATGTCGTAAATCCCCTTGTAGCCTTGCGCGCTGTTGGCCACCCACAGATTGGTGCCCTGCACCCCGCGCAGAGCGACCCAGTGGTACCAGTTCGCTCCACTGAGCATGCCCGTCGTTTCACGTGCCAGCGCGTACACCGAGTCATAGTCAAGCCACCCCTGCGCGCTGTCCTGGCCGTACTCCCCGAGCACCCGCTGCAGCTCGGCGCCTGAGCCATCCATCAGTCCGTAGGTCGGATTGATGTTTTCGGTATAGCCGATCTGCATGGTGGTGGTGTAGCGATCACTCGCAGCCTCCATGCCGGTCGCTACTTTGAGCCAATCCAGACTGCACGCGGCGCACGTCCAGTCCAACAACTGAGGCTCCATCGGTGTATAGGGATCCCATCGAACCGCCGGTGGTGCCGGCTCGATCCCTGCTAGAAAGCGAGTCGGTTGACCTTGTTATCGGCTTCGTAATACCAGTACTGCGCGTCCCTTGCGAGTGTGAGCGAGATCTTGGACCCTGGCTCGAGAATGACATACTGCTCGTCGGATCTCGCCTCGTCGCCGTTCTCGTCGATGGCAGCCTGGACACCGGGTCCGATGTTGTACGTCATGCCTGAGTAGCCTCCAGCACCGCCAGCGCGGCGTCATCGAGCACCCATCTCTCGAGGCCGTCGGTAGCGACCACCCTGGCCTTGACCTCGGCCGCGGCCTGCTCGGCACTTTTGGCTTCACGGCCCAGACCGGGCTGCATCGCCAGTTGGACGTGCAACATCTGGCCCATCAGCGCGTCGGCGCCACCACCTGGCGGCCAGTAGCTCACCGAGCCGCAGCCCTCGAACGGGCACGGCACCACCACCACGTTCAGGTTGTCGGTGCCGTCCATGTTGACCCCGTAGGCGACCGTGGTCGGGTCCAGGGTGCCCCCGTGGCTGCCGCCTGGGAAATCGTCGTGCTCATACTCCCAGGCGGTGGGATCATCGAAGGAGGTGACTTTGACAGACATGGCTACGGATTGGCCTCACTCGTCAGATAGGCACTTCCGGTCGTCGCGTACTGGACATGCCCGATTGCGGTACTGGCCGCGTACAACTGGGTCCCGTCAACCGTCGACGTCAGCATCGTGGGCTGGGTGCAGAGGGTAACGGTCCAAGTGCCGACCTTCGTCACGGTTGGCGTGACCGGCTTGGGAACCTGCCAGCGGATAGGGGACGCGATCGCTTCACTCCCGACCCCCGACCAGGCCGCCGCCAGGAAGCCGCCGCCCAGCCCGACCACCTCGTAATACCTGAGACACCGCGCGAGGTCGTCGGCCGGGTGCAGGGGCACGTAGTTGGCCGCCTGGCTGCCCACCACCAGCATGGCGTTGTCGACGTAGACCGTGCTGTTTGCCCCGAAGGCAACGCTGGGCGACACAATCGTGGCATTGGTTGCGAGCAGGGCAGTCGCAGTCAAGGTCTCGTAGGCTCCGCCGCCAGTGTGATAGGCGCTGTAGGCAAAGGGACCGACGTCTGTTGCAATCACCGCCCGCACTGCATTCGGCGTTGAGGTGCGTACTCGCAGAGAAAGCGAGATTGTGCGCCCGAGCAGTTGCTTCAGGTGCTCTGGACTATTGGTCAAATACAACTCGCTCGTCCATGCTGTGACGGTGATCGCCGCACACGCTGTTGATGCGGCGTCAACATTGGCCGTATTGCGCGTGACAGAGAGCGTGGCTCCAGCACCATTGATGACCCAACGGTCAGCCGTAAATACGGGCGAGGGGGTGGTAAATGGCCCGTTGCCCCGCTGCCAGACTTCAAATCCACCGTTCGTCAACTGGTTCTCGCGCGCGACGTCCGCGCCCAGCATGGAATTCGAGATCGAGCCCGCGGCGATCGCCGTGCCCGAGATGCTGCCCGGTGGCACGTTGACCGGCGCCCCCAGCGTCACCCCCGTCGCGTCTGCCGAGATCAGCGTCGTCCCGTCCGCCTTGAGCACGCTCAATGCGCGCGAGTTCACGGGGTCGTCGTTCTGGACCGTCAACGCATAATTATTCGGGTCGTTGAGGCTGACCAGCGCGACCGGCACGCCTTTGTTGGGAGTGCCCTTGAGCGCATCGATGATCTGCTGCACCTGGACGGCCTGCGCCTGCGAGCCAGCCAAAACGTCATTTAAAGTGGGGATGGCAGTACCCTCCTTCCATGACCGGCCACTACGGCACAGTCGCTGAACGCTTCTGGGCCAAAGTCCAGAAGACCGACACCTGCTGGTTGTGGACTGGTTCTCTCGACAAGGACGGCTACGGACAACTGAAGACCAGCAAGGGCCACCGCGCCAGCCGCGTCTCGTGGGAATTGCACTATGGACCGATCCCTGACGGCCTCAGCGTGTGCCATCACTGCGATATCCCCGCCTGCGTGCGACCAGACCACCTGTTTGTAGGCAGTCCCAAGCAGAACACGCACGACATGATTCGCAAGCACCGAATGGCCCGGAATGAACGCCATCCCAATACCAAGATTGGCGCGGAGCACCTCGCTAGTATTCGGAGGCGCTGGGCAGCAGGGGAAACCCAGCGCGAACTGGCGCACGAGTTTGGCGTCGGACGCTCGCATATTTCGCGAATCGTGAATTACGTACGGCGCGCGTAGCGTCAGGCAGTCGTCCATATACGTCCGCCATCCCAACGACTCCCGTCATCCCAGTACCACGGCGCCGTCGATACCGAGCCCGGTTCCGGCGGCAACAGTTTCACCCGTAACGTGACCATCACCACCGGCTCCGCGGTCCCTTTGCCCGACTCCCCCCGCAGGTACAGCAGTTGCCGATCCACCGGCGGCAACACCAGCGCGTTGTACGTCTCGCCGAACTCATCTCTCAACGTACACATATCGCCCGTCTGCAGAGCTCGCAGCGTCCGAAAATCGTCGATGGCGCGGGTGATATCCCTCCCACCGAACCGATCGACGTTGCCCTCGCCCAGCAGCAGCTGGTACGTCCGTACCGGCCGCACCGCCACACGGATCTGGGCCCGCGGCATCAGCACGCGCAGGATGGCCGCGCTGGTGCTCGTGTTGCTGCCGTCCAACCGAAAGCCGATGCGCCGCCCATCCCAGGGCTGCCCCACGATGATCTGCGTCTGGGGTGACGTATTGGCCACCCCCAGCCGACTGTAGCCGCCGCCCTCGGCGTTGCCGTTCACCACCACCTGGGCGCCGGCGCCCAGGTTGTCACCCTCCACGTCCACCTGCAGCAGCGTCTTCGGCGTCGCGGGATGCCCCCAGTCCTGGCCCGAGATGTAAAAGGTCCAGTTCTGGGCGAAGCGGTACTCGATGTCCTGCAGCGGGTTTTCGGTTCTGGGTAACACGCACCAGCCGACGGTCGTGGTGCCGTTGCCGAACCACAGCCGCGGCGGCGAGTTTGAAGCCAGGCCCGAGATGTACAGCAGGTAGCAGCGCTGGCCGGGGATGACGATGATGCCGCCGTGCCACAGCATCGGCGACGGCCCGATCGCTGACGGTGACGGTCCGTACCCGTAGCCGTACCCGAAGGGTGAGACGCCGGCGTCGCCCTGCATGATGTCGCGGCCCCAGCAGATGTACGTGTCGACCCCGTTGTAGACCGACACGATCTGCCAGGGACCGTACGACGTCGACGCCAGGATTTTGCCCCGCACCGGGGTCTCGTTGGGCAACCCGTGGCCCGGCGTGACCGTCACCAGCCGCGAGCTCGCCGCGCCACTCACATCCAACCGAAAGAGGCCGCTCAGGTGGGACGAATAGATCTGGCCGCCGCTCGAGTGGCCGGCGATACCGTTCTCATCGTCCAATGCCGCGGCAAAAAACGGCATCAGGTTGGGGGCGTAGCCCGTCACGCCGTCCAGGTCGTGCATGCCGTTGACTTTGTTGATGTAGACGTGCGTCTGATCGCCGATGAGGCGGTTGATGCCGTACGTCGTGTCGCCCACGGGGACCGACGCGCCCCAGTTGGCGGGCGTGAGCGGCGCCGTGGCTACATTGCGCACGCTCGAGACGCCATCCTGGCCGATCATCTGGAACGCCCCGGTCGTGCCCAGTGCGCCCGTGGTCTGAAACCACGCCTGCGCCAGCGATTTTCTCAGCACGCCGGCGTTGTTCGTCCATGCGCCGGCGCTCTTCTGCCACAGCAGGCCTGGCACGCTCTGCGAGGTCGAGCCGACGCTGGTGCCGACGTACAGGCTGCCGCCGAACGTACACATGCTCCACGCCACGTTGCCGACGCCCAGGTCCTGGTCCTGGGTGATCGCCCCCGTGCCGCCCGCGACCTTGTAGATAAACCGTCCCGCGCCGATGTACAGGTCGCCCGCGAAATCCTGGGCGCACCGCGCGTGGTCGGCCTGGCCTGTCGGCGAGACGGAATTTTGAAATGGGCCTGGCAGCACCAGCCTGGGAAACCGCGCGTCGGCGTTCACACCCCAGGCGTAGGTACCGCCCAGCAAACGCCACGAGTAGAACGCCCCGAGGTGGAACGTATCCATGACGAGCGGTTCCTCAGAGATGTCGACGGGCTCGCCCGACAGCTGCGGCGCGGCAGTTTCCTGGTCGCCCTGCGCCTGACCGGGCGCACTGCGCCGCGCGGAGCTGTACTGGTACAGGGTGTAATCCTGCCCGTTGATGTTGATGCTGTCGCGCAGCGGGAATGTCGGCACCTATCGCTCAGCCAGGCGTACCGAACACCGGGTTGCCGCCCCAGTTGTCCCGTGAGCGGACGGTGAGCACCGACGGCCAGTGCTGTTTTCTCACCTGCGGGTGCTGCAATGTCAGCCGCTTCCACTGGTTCGCCGCGGCTCGAGCCTGGGCCCGCAACGCCATGTACTGCTTCTGATCGTCGGGCAGCCCCCATTTGGAAAGCTCGAGGTTGACGTAGGCCTGACCGATGATCTCCATGCCGTTGATCGGTAGCACCGCGCGGTCGGTCTCGGTGGAGAGACCCTCGGTCGTGGCCAGGCCCCAGCCGGCACCCGTATTGATCCAGTACGACATCGGCACGTAGCACTGCACCAGCAGCGTGTCGCCCGTGTTCAGCGTCTGGGCGATCTCGATGCCGGGGTTGTCGCCGCCGCTCTGCCAGCGCCAGTTGATCATCAACTGGTCGTCGGCGTTGGGGTCGCTGTTGGCGGGCCGGAAAAAAACCTCGACGACCTGGTCCTCGGCCTGCAGCCAGGGCGCCAGCGTGCCGACGGGATAGACGCGCTGATTCAGCACGCCCGGTATCGGCAGTTTTTGAATCGTCCAGCACTCGGCCAGCACCTTGTTGACGATGTCATTCAGGCCCAGACGGCCCTCGTAGTGGACGGGCGGCAGTTTCCCGTAGAACTCGACGGCCGTGCCAGCCAGGGTCAGCGCCGTGTGCGCGCGCTCGACGGTGATGGTGCCCGTCCCGTTCTGCAGGCCGCCGTAGACCACGCGCCGCACCTGGCCCGCGTTGGGGCCCGCTGGCTGGTACTCCCAGGTGTTGCCCAGAAACGACGGCTCGAGCTCGGTGCTCAGGAAATCGGCCACGACGAGCTGATTGGTCGCGGTCGCGTCCGAGGTGGTCTGGGTGATGCTGTTAAAACCGGCCGCGTCGGCCAGCCGGTGGCGGTACTGACTCAAGCTGAACCCAGCGCCCTGCTGGGATTGGACCGGCCACGCGGGCGAGTACGGCCCCAGCCCGACGCCGGTGTAGCGCGCGGTGCGGTACCAGTCCGTCAGATTGCCCGGTACGTCGACGTAGGTGTAGACCGTCTGGTTGAGCACGTACGGCAACTGGACGAGCAGCGTGAACGGCCCACTCTGCACGTGCGCGCGCTCGAGCTGGATACCCACGTAGGTGCTCATCAGGGCGTTGACGCTGGGTTCCTGGAGCGTGATGGTGTTACTCATTACGGACCTCCAACGGCGCTGCCGACGGGCGGGGGGATATCGCTCGAGGTGATCGTATGTTGCGGCCAGTCGAGGTAATTGCTGACGGCGACGCCGGCCGCGGGCGTACTGCTCGGGACCACCACCGGGGTGGGAGGCGGCGACATGCTGAGGCGGGTGAGCAGCGACAGCACCTGGGTCTGCACGGCGCTGACGGTCACGGCGAAGGTGTGGTGGACCGCGGTGCTGAGCGACAGCGCCTGGGCCTGGGTGGTGCTGACGGTTCTCAGAAAGACCCGTTGGGCGACGATGCTGAGCGTCTGGGTCTGGGCGAGCGCTCGCGTCAGGCGGACCTGTTTGGGCAGCGCCAGCGTCTGGGTCTGGGCGATCTGGCGGACCAGGCTGGGCGCCCGACGCAGGCTCAGCGTCTGGGGCTGCGTGGCCGACCCCGACAGGGTGTAGGTCGTGCCGCCGCCGGCGCTCGGTACCCAGATGGTGAACCACGGTTCCTGGCGGGGTTGCTCGCGGACCATCCCGTACGGGTCGCGGTACAGCCAGTTGATCTCGGCTGCCGTCAGCACACGCCCACGCCAGATGTAGACGTAGCCAATCGAGCCAGGCAGATACCCGCCCGCGGGCGCGCTGGTGCTGCCCATCGCGCCGATGAACAGGGGCTCGGTGCCGGCGTAGTTGGCGTTGGCCTGCGAGGTGTAGTTGAGCGGCTGCGACACGCCGTCGACGTAGAACTGAAGCGTGGTCGCGCTGTTCCGCGTAGCGACGAACTGGTGGAACGCGCCGTTGACGGGCGAGGTCGTCGTCGCCCCACTCAGTTGATTGCTGCCGTCGAGGATGAACAATCCCAGGAGCCCCGAGGCGGGACCGCCATTGTTGTCCATATTGACCGCGAAGGACACCTGGATAAAGGTGCCGCCGTTGCGCTTGCTGGCCAGACCGAACGTCGTCGAGCTCGCCGGCGGGTTTGCATACGCCGCGATGGTGAAGTTTTGCGACCCCGTGCGGTAGCTGGCGATGTCACCGAAATTGCAGTTGTCAGTGCTGCCGTTGAACAGCAACGCCTGTCCCTGTGGCGTACTACGGATTGCCGTAGGTGCGCCGCTCGGACTGGCCGCGCGGCCCAGCACCAGGTCGCGCGGCACGCCGTCGCCCGTCAGTAACGTGGCAAACGTCAGACCACGCGCCAGTGGGTGCTGCGGGTTGATTCTGGGAAGGCCGAGCGGCTTTCGCCGCGGCAGCTCGAGCCCGAGGTCGCGAGCGATCACGCTATTGCGTCTGCCACGAATAGACCGTCACACTGCCAGCGCCGGCGGCCAGCGCGGTACCGGTGTTGTTCTGAATGATCAGGTGCAGGACGATCGGGCCGGGCAGCGGGAACGGCGCACTCGCCATCACCTGCGTCGTGGCCGTGCTTTTGACCGGTAACGAGCACAGGTAGAGCGCGCCCTGTGGCAGGTTGCTCGCCGCGATGGTCTGGTACGTGGTGCCCGTCCAGGCCGGCTGGGCATACACGTCGAGCGTGTTGCTGTCGCTGATCGTGGGCGCCGCGTTGAACGTGATGCTGCCCTGGATGGCCGCCCACGGATCCAGGTTGGTGGTGTTGTCGACCACGGACGCGCTCGCGGCGATGGCCGCACTGGCCAGCGAGTTGAGCTCGGTGGTCGTTCCCGCCTGCGAATGGGTGCTCGAGAACTTCGCCACGGCCTAAGAAAATTGCACTTTGGCTGTGAACTGGATCGAATCGCCTGAGTTCAGCGCCTGGCTCAGACCGTCGAAGATGGCGTACAGCACGCCGCCCGACGGCGGTGAGCCCGAGCCTGCCGCGTCGAAGATGCCAACGTTGGTGATCGTCTTCGACCCAGCCGCCGTAATGGTGGCCACGACCTGGTGCGTGTCGTTAGTGACCGAGGTGGTCACCTGGGTGCTGGTGCCGCTCACGCGCGCCTCGGTGGCCGGCGTCGACAGGTCGGTGCTGCCCGCCGCGCCCGCGCCGGCCCCCGTACCCCAGCCCACGAAGTGCGGCTCGGTCTGGGTCGGCGTGGCGCCGAACATCCGCCCGCTGATTACGGCTTTTCCGACCGATGGAACAAGCGACGCCATGACCGACCCTCCTTGTGCTCAAACTTCGCGATGGTGCCGAGGTCCTCGACGGCGCGCACGGGGCACTCGAGCGCACACTGGGCGTGCTCGGGACACGCGCGGATGATGCGCGCGCTCAAACTGCCCGCCTGCGGGACGAGGCCCTGCGCCATCTCTTTCACGCTCAGGCGTTGCCCTCGAGGGCGACCGTGGCGCTCAGCCGCGCGTGGCCGGTGCTCGAGATCGAGGCGACCTGGATCGAGATGCGGTCGCCGGGTCGCACGCCGGTCTTATTGGGGTCGCCCACCGCGTTGGCGAATTCGCCCGTCGAGGTGGCCAGCAGGGTGGGCTTGTTGCCGGCGGTGGCCCAGATGCTGGTGCCGTTGACCAGCACGTCGACCACCGTGTTGGCGCCGCCGGTGCCGGCTGTCACGGCGTACACCTTGATGCCGGTAATGCGGCCGTAGGCCACGACGATCCACTCGGTGAGGAACTGGCTGGCGACGACCGCGGCATTGGAATAGCCGGCGATCGTGTCGATGATGTTTTTGCTCTGCGCTCGAGTGCCAGGCATAGGGGAAAGCCTCCTGGGGAATTAGTCGTCGACGGCTGAAGCCGTGGCGACTGGACGTGCGCGGCGTGCGGCCGCTTCCGCGCGCTGGCGTTCGTTATGGGCGAGCTGTCGTTCACTGAGCACGCGTTTCGCAGCCGGCTCGGGTGCTGGCTCTGGTGCGTCCTCGTCGTCGTCGTCAGGCTCAGGGTCGGGCCCTGGCGTGGTGCGTGTGCCGTAGCCCAGCGTCTGCAGGGTGGCTGCCACCGCGGCGGCGATCGCCGCGGCATCAATCCCTCCGCTGCCCACCACGCCCGTCTGGTGCAGGCCCGAGACGATCGCTTCGCCCAGGGCCTGCTGCTGGCGGCGATCGTTGTGCATCACGTCCTGGTGCTGTTTCAGCGCCCGATCCGTGGGAAAATCGTCGCGATCGCAGAACTCGCACTCGTCGGGCGCCGGCGGAACCTGGACGCGCTCGAGCTGCGGAAACCGCACCGGCCGCGCGCCGCGCCAGCACCCCTGGGCTTTGGCCGAGCCGGCGCCAGGCCGGCCCACGTGGGTGAGGTGATCCTTCGTCTGGCCCACGTGTTTTTCACAGGTTGGCACCAGCGGCGGACGCAGGTGGTAGCCCAGGTTGACGATCTGCTCAACGCCCAGCTCGTGGGCGCCGCCGGCCTGGAACAGCGGTTCGTAGGGGTTGTCCATGTAATAGACATTGCTGCCGAACTGGCCGTAGTCGTTCAGGACCTGCCAGCCGCGGTTGATCTTTTTCATCATTTCCATCGGCGAGGCGTCAGTCGAGACGATCTCGCCGCCTGGCGCGCGGCAGTAGACGAGGCCCTCGTCGGCGATGACGGCGTTCGGCGCGTCGGCGGTCAGTGTTTCAGCCATGCGGGCTCGGGCTCTCCTTGCTGCTGCACGTAGGCGGTAGGAATCGTTGGTCGATGAAAGAGCGCTGAGTACTCCCAGTCGACCTCGTCGGTCATCAGGTGGGCCCCCTTGGGCCCGAACGTCGGCAGGGTGCTGACGCGCACCAGGCTGTCATCGGGCAGCGGTGGCGGCGAGGGCTGGCCAGGCACCCGCCGTCGTTTTGGGGGCGGTTTTCCGAACCCTTTGACGGGGACGACGGGCAGGGGCCCGCGCGGCGGGCGGGCGTCTAACCGCACGAACGTCCAGCCCTGCCGCGCGAGTCTCGGAATCATGCGCTCCAGCGACCACTGCAGCCGTCGTTGCATCAGGTCCGCGGTTGCCCGCGCGGGCAGGCGCACGTGAAACTTCACGGCGTACGCCTGCTGCTCGAGACCGGGCCTGACGATGACATTCGGCATGCTCAGGAATAGACGACGATGCCCGCGCCGGCCGAGCCGGGCACCAGGAAGATGCCCGAGCGAGCCGGGATGTCGATGGGGATAATGCCAACGCCCGGCGTCGCGGCCGACACGTACAGAATCTGGCCGCTGGCCGCGGACGGATTGTCGTAGATCGTGAGCGAGCCGGTAATCGCCGCGGTGACCACGATCTTGGCGATGCGGCCACCGCGGGTTTTCACCGCCACGTTCGAGGTCGTGAACGGGGCGTAGTTGGCGCCCTGGAACATGTCGACGTTCGACACGGCGGTCTACTTGGTGCAGAGCAGCTTGACAGCCCAGTTGCTCGAGTTGGTGGTGGCTGCCGCGGCCTCGTCTGCCTCCAGTCGCTCGAACATCCCGTAAATACAGTCCATCGACACGATCCAGGCCAGGTCGAGCGGGCTGTACCAGGTGTGGGTGGTGGGCTGGCGCTGAATCGCTTTGAAGTAGTGCGTCTTGCTCCAGAACGCACCCGTTGCCGCCGGCGCGCTGCCTGCGAGCAACTGCGATTCATAGACGTCGGCGCCGTACATCTTGCCGACCCTGGCTTCTTCCACCGCCGTGCCTTCGGTGCTTTCGCCGATGTACAGCATGTTGGTGAATTTCTCGAGCTTCAGAAAACCCGAGTAGGTGGCTGGGGGAACGACGATGTACCAGGGCCTGGGCGCGGCATTGTTCCTCAGGAGTGTGCGGGCAAGAATCAGGTTGTCGTCGGTCAGTTCGGCCGAGCTCGTGCCACTCGAGTTGGTCGCAGCGGCGAACAGGCTGGCGGCATCCACGTCCATCTGCCGCGCCAGGGCGTAGGCGCCGGCGACGGTGGTCTCGGAGCGGATGTCGTAGCGCGACTGGATCTCGGCGATGTCCTCGATCTCTTGCGCGATGGCGCGATGGCCGTTGGTCATCGGCAGGACGAATTGCTGCTGGGTTTCGGTGATGGCCTGTGGCGTGAGTGCGGTGCCCGCCGCCTTGGCGTTGGCAGTCAGGTTGTGCCTTGACGGCAGGTTGATGGTGTTGGCGTGCTGGTCGACCAGCGCGCTTTTGTCGTCGAACAATGCCGCGATCACGACGTCGTACTGGATGGCCCGATTGAGTTCAGGCGACCAGACCTGGTCGATGTACAGCGCGGCCGTCGTAATCGTGACGTCGGCCAAGGTATGAACCCTCCGGTGGAGGGCTGTTTGAAGTCAGCCCTGATTAGCTGCGACTGCGCTCGGCGTCG